CCAATGAGCAAGGCATTATTTGTGCTTATAAAGCCGATTTTGGACGCTAATAATGCTAGGTTTTTAAATGGCAAAAAGGGTGGTAATCACAACCAAAAGGAAACCAAAGACCAACCAAGAAGCAACCAAAAGGCAACCAAGAAGCAACCTAATAAGGATAAGGATAAGGAAGTAGATGTAGATAAGGATAAAGATAAGGAAGATAGTACATATAGTGCAAAAACTAAGGTTTTTACACCGCCACTAAGTGAAGAGGTTATTAATTATTTTATAGAACAAGGATCGGATAGAGAGCATGGAGAGCAATTTTATGATCACTTTACCAGCAATGGTTGGCTAGTAGGCGGCAAGGCTAAAATGAAAGACTGGAGGGCTTCTGCAAGAAACTGGATCAGAAACATTCCTAATTTTTTACCTAAAGAACAAAGAGAGGAGGAAGCACGCAAGAAATTTATTGCGTCACTATAACTATGACAACAACGGAAGACCTTAAAATAGCTTTGAAATATTTATGTTTTGATCTGTTTAAAAAGAATGAAAACGTATATAGACGATACCAGTATATAACCGAAAATCTCCCAAATTGGGAAATAGTGTTAAAAACGCTTAATTTTTTTGCCGATAATGGTAAATTCCCGAGCGTAAACGAGCTAAAACAGCAATATTCTACTTTTTCGGCTGATGTTACCAGTGACGACGGCGGTTGTTTAAAATGCGGCGGTGACGGTTGTTTAATCTATCTGCTAAATGAAAAGGAAACGGCCTTTATTTGCCCAAATTGTAAGGCTTTGGCTATAGGAGCATTAAAATCACTGGACGACGCCGAAATGATGGGATTAACGTTGCCGGACTGGCAAGCGGGACGGATAAGCGAGTATAGGCGGATAAATAATATCAAAAGGGGTGAAAATAAAAATGCGCGTTTTCAAGGCTATTAATAATAAGTTAGTTATAAAAAAAAGTAATATTTTTTTAATAAAGAAAAAAACTTTGTATATTTTAATTTCTTTTTTATTTTGTAGTTTTTGTTATTTTGATTTATTTATAAACGCTGAAAATATAGGTAATGTAAGGGTTTATTGCGATGTTTTACTTTATTTTTTATTCGTTATTTTGTTGAATATTAATGTAAATTCTAGCCCGTATCGGGGGGAATACGGGCTAATTACAAAGGATAAAAAATGCTCTTAAATTATAACATGGTTTGAAATGAAATGTTAATCTTCGTTTTGATCTTCATCGTCATTATAGCCTAAATAGGGATTAATCATTTCATCTTCTGGGCTAGATAATCTCCAGCTATCGTAGTTATCCATTTTTTCTCCTCGTAATCCTATATTTTTTACATTTGCAGGCATTAGAGCAATATTTGGCGGTTTTAAGTCCTTTATATGTAGCCCCGCAAAGCTTACATTTTTTTTTTATAATTTGTCTTAATTCGCAGATATTTTTATACATTATTTAGCCCCTAAATCTTTAATTATATTTTTCCAATCTGATCCGAACATGTCTTCTGGTTCTTGACCAAATAATTCTTTAAATTGTTTCTTTGTCATATTAAATCCTTGAATTTAATTCTACGGTATAATTATTATCATCTAAACTATCCGAGAACCAATTATTCAATGTTTCGAATGCGTCACAATCATCGCAATTAGCGGCAAACCATCCTATTTCCGAGCTATGTCGTTTTATTACATTTTTTGCCACCATCTCGTCTTTGCCCGCTAATTTCCATTTTCTAACAAATTCATCCTTTTTCATGTCTTGTACTTTTTTCATTTTTTTGCTACTTTCGTTTGTTTATTAATAATTTGTAATAGCCGTTTCTAATTCTTCGGCGGTTATCCCCATTTTTTCAGCGAAATATCTTGTATCAATAAAACAATCATTTAATACATGTTTACTTGAGCATTTTTTAATTGTCGCGCAAAATTTCCTTGATGTTATTTTTTCCCCGTAATGCTTATTCCTTAATTTTATATATTTAGTAACTATTTTATTTCTCATTTATTTATCCCCTTTCGTTTGTTTATTACCCCTTAATAATAACGCTGTAATAATACAGCGTCAATACTTTATCGTAATATTATTGATCTTAATTGTATCGATACTTTTTAATATATTGAGTATGGTATTATTAAAATCATGATAACTAAATTATTCCCATTAATACTTATAATTTTAGATGTTTTAGCCTCGTTAGTGTATTTAATAAACAAAGACTACCGAATGGCTATTTATTGGCTATCCGCCGCTATATTAAGCGTTTGTGTAACTTTCTAAACTATTCAAAACTTTCTATTATTGTTTTCTCATTTTATAGTTTAAAATTATTATTGGTGTGATTTATCTACCAGCCCTTAAATGGTTAGATGCGTGTAACTTAACGCCACTCAAGCACAAGAAGCCCGTTCGAGATTGAGAGTGTATAAAGCAGGATCAGAAGTCGGGAAGTGCCTTAAGACCTTGGATTCGTCCTCGATTCTTAAAAGCAAAGCAATAAACATAGCGTGGTTGGCTCCCCGAAGGGGTAATTCTATGTCGCATAATAATTATAAAAGTGTTATTTGTTGATTGTAACCATGAAATTTAAGTACGTATTTTATTATTTCCATATATTATTACTACTAATTTAAGCACAAAGTGGTTGTTTTGTTACGCTCTATGTCGCAATAAATTATGTTATGTAAAGTTGATAGGTTTTTGAAATAACTATAATTTGTGATATATTTTAAGTATGACTAGATTTCAAAAAGGGTATCACCCACCTACAGAATTAAAGCCAGGTAATAAGAACGCCGAAAAATATACAGAAGCGGAAGCTATAAAAATAGGCGAAGGCTTAATAAAGTGGCTTAAAGAGCCTCCTATCGTAAGCAATACTATTGCCGGTACAAAAATAGAGTCTATGAATTTGTACAAAATTAAGTATTTATCTACCTTAGGACACTCGAAGGATTTTATTAATAGATTGGCCGAAAGGTTTTCTTCGTTTAGAGAACTTTTAGCACAAGCAGACACAATTCAAGAGGCAAATTTGCTTAGTTTTGCCGCAATTAATAAGATAAATGCCAATATCGCCATGTTTAGTTTAAGATGTAATCATGGGTTTATTGAGGCCGATCGAGCGCAAGATATAAAAGAAAAAGTAAGAATGAATGACTTAAAAGAAAAAGAACTTGAATTTAAAATGAAGAAATTGTCTGAAGTTGATAATCTAATGACTACAGATATAGAGGCCGCAAAAAGAAGAATTAAGGAACTAATAGCCGAAAATGGATTTAGTGACCACTAGCAATCAAAAAGTATTTGCCTTATTAAACGAGTTAGAACAATTCAAAATTTATAAAGATAAAAATAAAATTGAATTTGTTGATTTTAGTATTTATAAAGACCAAACCGAAATTATTAATGATGTTATTGATCGATTAAATAAAAAAAACCATACCCATAATATATTTGTAGTGTTCGGAGGCAACCGCAGTGGAAAAACAGAAACTGGAGCATTAATAACCTCCAAAATATTCCATACAATGACTAACCGCCGTATGTGGGCTGCCACTTACTCAAATTTAATAGTTAAAACAATCCAACGCAAAATTAACGATTACTTACCACATAAGCTAATGAAATATGCTGATTATAACCCCGTACGTGGCTTTAAAAATGAATTAATAATAGGGAAAAATAATAACTTTTTATACTTCAAAACCTTTGAGCAGGACGTATCTACGTGGCAAGGGGACGACCTAGATTTTATCTGGTTAGATGAAGAGTGTAGTTATGAGCATTTTAAAGAGGCTATGATCCGCTTAGCCGATAGAAACGGTGTTATGTTAATGACCTTTACCTCTCTTATGGGATTTACCAAACTTGTAAATAAGGTTTGGCAATCAGAAGATGAAACAATTAAAAACTATATTTTAACTGCTGAAAAAAACCCTTATTTAACCGATTTAGCTAAAAAACAATTAAGAGCGTCAATCGATGAGGATGATTTAAAATCACGCTGGGAAGGTATGCCAGCCCTAAAGGAAGGATTGATCTACAAGCAATTTAAACAAGATGTACATTGTACTGAGCGTTTTAATTACCTAGACTTAATTATTAATAATCCTAAACGCTACAAACTAAGTGAGGGTATTGATCCCCACCTTCGAACCCCACATCATTATTTAATGTTTTTATACGACACACAAAACGACATAATTTATGTGGTTGAAGAGCTAAAAGCCCCGGAAGAATCATTATCAATAAGTGACTTTAGCCTATTAATTAAACATAATAGAGGTAAGACCGCTAAATATATTGAGTATACTCAGATCGATACCTCATCTAATACCCCTATTCCCACACAAAAAGTCCACAATGAAGAGGATCAAGAAGATCAATACACAATTAGAAGAGAGTTTTTAAAGGCTGGGATTGATACTGTACTAGTATCTAAGGATAACCAAGTAGGTATTAGCTCAGTTAAAGACCGATTATTTTATAGTGAGAAAATAACCCCTAAACTATTTGTTTTTAATGATCTTAAAGGCGTTATCTGGGAATTCCAGCGTTATTCTTGGGCTAAATACCAATCAACAACAATAGAAGAACGCAAAGAAATGATTAATGACGTTAATAAAAAAGACGATCACTTTATGGATATTATCAAATATGAAGCAATTAAACGCAAATTAGACCTAAAATTAATGGAAAATCACCAAGAAAAACCTATTTATAAAGTACCTATGGCCGGATATTAGCGAATTGTAGACTAAAATAAAATATATGATAAAATATTAATATAATGGACAAAAACTACGCTTACGACAAATCCTGCTTAAATCACTTCATAACATTAAAAAATACCTATAAAGTACAACGCCAAACCTGGGAAGAGAAATGGAACCGGGCGGAAGCTATTTATTTGAGTGAAAAAGATTTAATCAATAAAGTATATAACGGTAATGCTGATTTCCATATCCCGATAATCCACTGGAAAACTTTTGGTATTTATTCAAGGTTTGCGAGAGCAATATTTAGGAATTACCCTTTTTTCAGGATTGATGATCTACAGCATAACGCCGGAAATAAAACCGTAGTCGACTTCTGGAATAAATATATTCAAGATTATCAATTAAATAATATTGAGTTTCAAAAAAACTATAAAGAATGTTTACTCACTAAAAATATTTACGGTTCTTTTGTTGCTAAAATAACCCAAGAATTCCAGACAGAAGAATTTACATATTTAAAAGACGAAGAGCCGGAAGAAATAACGATAAAAGATGATACGTATTTTAGACCAATTTTATTAACTGAGTTTTACTCTGATGTTAATTTCCCCGATATAAATGAGAGTGACGCATGTATACATTCAACGGTTGTAACTTGGGAACAATTATATAACGATCGGGTAAGATACGAGAAAACGACCGAAGAAGTAACGGACGAAAACGGAATGCCTATAATAGCCAATGAAACCACAGAGAAAAAAGGGTTTTACGAAAATCTCAATTTATTACAATTAGACGGCGATAATATAACCCAAGAACAAGAAGAATATGCCCAATTTTTGAACCTATCTAATAACGCTAAAAAAGGATTTATTAAATCTCTACAAGATATTAAAAAGACTGGATACGTTCATTTAGACGAATGCTACGGTAAATATTATATCGATGGTAAATTAACAGAATGTATTGTCACTATCGCTGAAGGAAAGGTAATTATTAGAAAACAGGCAACCCCATTTTTACACCGTAGATATAAACGTCCGTTTATTGTTGGTAGATACAAAAAAATCCCTAAATGTTTATATGGCGTTTCAAATGTTATTTTGGCCGAAGGCCTAAACGCTGAATATCAAGCATCAAGACAACAAGCAAGCGATTCTAAGAGCAGATCAATCGCAAACATGTGGTATCAAGATATGTCGAAATCGGTATCCTTTGACGGTATCTGGTCACCAAATAAAGTAATTAAGGGTAATGGTCAAAATGGATTAACGCCGTTAATTAACCCATATTTGGGCAACATTACAAATGCAGATACGCAGTTATTACAAAGAGATTTAGATCAATTATTCAATCTTTCACCAGTCCAAGAGGGTACAAGTGATAATAGATTGATACCAGGTACGGCTACCGGAACGCAAAGGCTAATTGCCGAAAACGATATACCGTTAAACGAACTTATCCAGCAATCAGTTGAAGAAGAAATAAAGCCGTTTTTGGAGATGTTAATCGAGCGTAATTTTGTCTATAAAGATATTGATGACCTAAAAGCAGTATTTGATGAAAAGGAAATGGCTAAATATCAGAAGATATGGGATTCATTAGATAAAAAAGGCCTAATATTTACCCCAAATATTAAAATACTTGGTAATTACGAACTATCCAACGAGGCCTCTCAACAAACTGGCTATATGGCTCTATTAAATGTATCGCAACAAGTTCCGGTATTGGCGAAAATGCTTAAATGGACTGAAATGGCCGATAGATTAGCCAAAAGCTTCGGCATTAAAGACGATGCCTGGGATTTATTTTACGATATGGAATCAGTAATTGAAGAAGAACAATTAATGCAACAGCAAAAAAATGAGCAATCAAAAGCGCAGTTAGCAATGGCGGAAAAAGCGAAGCAAGAGCAGATACAATCTTATGATACTAAAAAAGCTATAGATACTAACGCTAAGGTACAAGAAATGATTGCGGAAGCTAGAATTGAACAACATACAGGGCAAAAGGTGCAATAATGGTAGATAGTAATGAAGTTCTAAAATATAACAATGTAATGACCGGAACAACTCAGGACGTAATCATTTTTTTACAAAATGAGATTAGGGCTATAAGTGAAAATATCGAATTGGAACTAGACAAAGATTTAATTTGTGAATCATTACTAAATAAAAGGAAAATTTATAAAGAACTAATAAATTTAATAAAACTAAAATTTGAAAAAGGGAGTAATTAAATGGTAAATAAAATAGTAAATAAAATTGATGAAGAAACAAAAATTGATATAGCTGAAGAAGTAAGTCCCAAAAGGAGTATGAATAAAACAAAAGTAATTGATAATACAAAAAATACAGCAGAAGATTTTCCGTTTGATAAATACTTTGAAAAAATATCTGATTTGATAATTGAAAGAGATTTAGTTAATCCAAATAAGATTACTAAAACGCCTATAGAAAGAGATATTTTAAAGCCGGAATATCAAAAATACTTTCTTCAAAAATGTAAAATAAGAGCCGCTAAAGATTTTAACGTTACTATCGAACACCTAGCGGAAGTATATAAATTACTTAATGGCAAAAAGATTGACGGTATATATGTTAATGATCTTATTGATAGGTTTGGCTTTAGCGACGGAACACAAACCAGCAGAGCAGATTTAAAAGTTAAATATAAATTATCATCTATCCAGCACATAGAAGAGGCTATCAATAACCTTAAAATTATTGTTAAGCATAAAGATGTTGTGGGTGCCTACAAAGTTTATATGAACAAATATTTAATTGATAAAGAGAAAACAGAGTTCGAAAAAGAAGTAAATATTTAATTTAAATAAATTTAAAATAAAGAGGTAAATATGACACAAGAAGACTATGACAAAATGAGCTTAGAAGAGCTTGAAAAAGTTATTGGTATTAATGAAGTGGAAGCAACACCAGAGCCATTAAAAGAAGAAATACCAGCAACAGAAGAAGTTAAAGAAGAAGTTGCTAAAGAAGAAGTAACCGAAGAAAAGCAAGAAGAAGAAATTGAAGACCCATTACTAAAACCTTTTAAAGGTAAAACTAAAAAAGAATTAATTGATATTGTTAAAAATAATAATGAGTATGTGTCTAAAGTTCAAAATGACATCTACTCGCTTAAAAAAGAATTAGAAGAACTAAGAACAAAACAAGTAAAAACTTTTACAGACGAAATAAAAGATAAATATTCTGAAGAAGATTTACAGGTTATTGAAAAAATAATTGAGAACAAATTAAAGCAAAATGAGGATTTAGCTAGAAGTCAAAAGCAAATAGAACGAGATCGTAACCGTCAAGAGAATGAGAATTTCTACGAAGAATTAAGAAAAAAGGATTTAGATTTTGTTCAAAATTATGAACAAGATTTAATTGCTGAAATAAAAATTAATCCCGAAAAAACCCTTGATAGTAAAAATTGGGTTCTAGCTAAATATTTAGAACTGAAAAACGCAAATAAAAATGTAAATAATAACTTAAATAATACAGTAAATAAAAAAGATAATACGCAAAAATTACAAGCAAAAACTATTGTAAGCTCTGTTCCACCTACTTTATCGGTCAATAAAAGTGTAGTTGAAATGACACCCGATGAATACTTGGAATGGGCAAGCAAAAATCCAGAAAAAGCCGTTCAGGCTTATAACACATAAAACAGGAGTTGAACCAAAATGACAGATCAACAGTCAAGTCATGCCGCTAATACGGCCATTGTTGGAACGTATTATTCAAAACGTTTCTTCAAAGAATTTGAACCACAAACATTTTATTATTCATTAGCCCCAGTTATGGCAGACATGCCAAACTACCAAGGGAAAACGATTAATTTCGATTTCTTCAAAAAAATCCCATATCTTGCTGGCGATGATAGCGATCAGTTCACCGCACAACAGCTTTACCAATCAGCTAGCGTTGTAACCGCAACTTTGCACGAAAGAGATGGTTACGTACAACTTAGCCGATACCTAGCTATTACTGCTCGCAATAACATTATGGAAAGAGCCTACGAAAATATTAAACAGGCCGCAGTTAAAACCCTTGATGTTATGATCCGTAATGATATTGGTATGATGGTTGCAGACGTTGCTAATGCAAGCTCATTGGATTTTGCTAATATGGCAATCGATGGCGGAACATTGCATTCAACCGGTATTACCGCAAGGGTCTGGTCACATGATGGAACGGCCGCAAATGACAGATTTTCAATGTACCACGATAAAAAACGTATTGCACAATCGGCGTTAGTAAGCTCTTTCGCTAAATCTGGTTTGACCGTTAGAAGCATTATGCATGGCGTTTCAGTTCTGGAAGGAAAAGACGTTCCGCCTGTTAATGGGACTGGTAAATATATCCTTATTACCCACCCAACTGCGGCCTATAATGTAACCACAGCGGCCGGAGGACTAAAAGGCTGGATTTCCCCAACATCATCTGAGCCAATGAGAAAAACACCTTCTCAACTAGGTATTGTTGGCGGAGCTCAGGTTTATACCACAACCTTAGCTTATAGATTCCCTCTATCTGGAGATACTTTAAGCACTGCGTCCGGAGTGTTATTTTGTTCTTTGTTATTTGGACAAGACGCTTATGGTTGCGTTAATATCTCTGAGTATGGTTCTAAAGGATTTAAACTATTCCTTAAAGAATCAGGCCCACAGTCAACTAATGACCCAACAAATAAAAAGAAACAAGCGGCGTTTAGCATTACAAACGTTGGTAAAATTCTTAATAAATCAGCTGGGCTTTGGTTGTTATCTACCGAACAAGTATAGAAATAGTTTTGAAACCCCTACCCCCTCGGGTTATAATAGAGGGGGAAATTTAATTTTTAAAAAAGTAAAGAAAAATGGAAAATAAATTAGAAGATACCTATAAAATAACCGAAATATATTTCACTCATATAAAACCTATCAAAGGATTAATTGGTTTTGTTTCTTTAGTAATCAATGAAAATTTATTTTTTGGCGGTATAGCGGTTTATACTAAACTAGATAAAAAAGGCTATAGAATAAGCTATCCGTTCCGAAAAACCTCAAATACGACTTTCAATTATTACCACCCCATAACAAAAGACTTATCAGCATATTTCGAGAATATAATTACAAAGGAAGTAGAACGCCAAATGATTTTGGTTGCCAGGGATTTTATCGCATGATTTTTAGCTTTAAAGACAAAATGTTTATAGGGTTAGATGGTGAATATATGCCTATTTATATAGCTGAAGAACTAGCTGAAAGATTAGCTAAGGCAATTACAGATCAACCTATTATTGCCATGAAAATAGCTTTACAGCTAACAGCCAACGAAGAGATTGATATTAATGAAGATGAATTAAAATTTCTAAAAGATTTTATTTATAAAACGGAAAGTTTTAGTAATTTAGCAAAATATAATATTTTAGAAATATTAGGTGAAGTAATTGATTTTCCGTTAAAAGAAGATGAAGAAAACGAAAATAATATCGGAAAGGTAAAAATTGAATGAAGCCAAAGATAAGCATTGTTATTCCATATTTTAAAAATAAAGATACTATTTCCAAATGTTTATATCATATAAAACAACAAGATTTTAAGGATTACCAAGTAATCATTGTTAATGATGAAAACAACGCTAAAAACCCAGAAAAGATTATTTCAAAGGCCGCCAAAAATAGCGATTTAGATTGTGTAATAGCTTCGTATGGTAAGAATATGGGAGCTAGTTACGCCCGTAATTATGGGGCTAATTTAGGGAAAGCAGAATATATTTTATTTTTAGATGCTGATTGCTATCTTTACCCTGGAATGTTAAGAGAATGTGTGGAACAACTAGATGACAATCAGGACATTGATTTTGTTTATGGTAATTATAGATTTATAGAAAAAAACAGCGAGTTTATTTCAAAACCATTTGACCCGTATTTACTAGAAACAATGAATTATATTTGTACAATGAGCCCATTAAGAAGGACTGCATTTGATAAAGTTAAAGGTTTTATTGACGGACAGAAATTCTTTCAGGATTGGTCATTATTTTATCGTATGGTAAAAGCCGGATCACAAGGGAAATGGATAAATGAATTTATATTCTCAACCCCACTACCAACAGAAACAAGCGTTTCTGGTTCTCAGGGTTTAACCTTGGCTGAAAAGGCTAAAATATTTAGATCAGAGCATGGGATTGAAGATAAGTCGTTAGTTGTAACAACTCTTGGGGCTCCACTACAAGCAATCCAAAGGGCAAAGATGTTGGGCGCAGACTATGTTGGAAGTAACTTGAATAGTAGATCCGCAGTTTATCCAATACAATATCAATTTGATAATTGGAAAGGAACTTATTTAGTCGGTTGTTATAACTCAACTTTGGACGCATTACAAAATCATTTATCTATTTGTGTAGGAAAAAAGATAATTCACTTTATCGGAACAGACGTATTTGACTTAATAAGCAAACACCCCATAGAACAATTAGAGGTTATAAAAGAGGTTTTTAAGGCTAATAAAGCTAAGTTATTTGCTAATAGCTCAAGATTAGTAAAAGAGCTTGTTAAATGCGGAATTGAAGCCGAATTATTATTTACACCAATCTATAAAATCGAAAGATATAAACCGACAGCATACCCAAAAGAGTTTAGCGTAGCGATATATTACAGCGACAGCAACCACGCCCACTTACTAAATGGGGCGAACGGTATAAGTAATTTACCTTTAATAGTAGAAGTTGCAAGGGCATTACCATTTATTAAATTTAAATTCTTTGGCGGAAAGATGAAAGCGATTAAAGGCAACATAGAATATTGCGGAAATATTCCCGAAGATAAGATGTCTGAATTTATTTCTTCGTGCTCTATGTACTTAAGGGCTACAATCCATGACGGATTCCCTCAGTTGCCAATCCAATTTATGTTATCGGGCAGGCCAACACTTGTTAGCTGTCCGGACGTAGAAATGATGTTTGCAGACAAGCTAAGTTTTGAAGAGCCGCTTAAAAATAAAGTTGGTTTTTATAGAGCTAAAAAAGAAATGATTGATAAAATTAGAGCAATTAAAGAAGAATGGGAAGGCAAACCATTAAATGAAATAAATATTTGGCAGAAAGAAGTCTTTAAATATTATTCTAAATTATTAGATGTGAATAAATATAAAAATCGTATTTATGAGGTATTAAATGATTAAGCCAAATGTCGGAATAATTGGTTATGGAATAGTAGGGAAATCAGTTGAACTGGGGTTTTCTCGCCATTGCAATATATTTATTCATGATATTAACCCAGAATTAAACCGAAATCCCCTTTCTGAAGTTGTCATGGGTTGTGATTTTATTTTCGTAAGTATTCCAACTCCGTTTAGTTTGAAAGATAATATAACTAAAACAGATTGTATTGATAAAGTTATGATAGAAATAAATTTAATAGCTAAAAATAGAGAAATAAACCCGATTATTATTGTTAAATCGGCGATAGTGCCTAGAGTTGTTAAATATTGGGTAAGAAATCTTAAAAATATTGAATTAGTAATTTCACCCGAATATTTAGCTGAAAAGACACATTATCACGATTTTGTTAACCAAAAAGTTATGATATTAGGTGGAAATAAATTGATTTGTGAACAAGTCGTAAAACTCTTTAATCAATTTAGTATTTGTAATAAAACTTGTAAAATTGGTATTTGTAGAGCAGAAGAAGCGGCATTAATTAAGTATATGGAAAATAGTTTTCTAGGATTAAAAAATATATTTAATAATCAGTTTAAAAAATATTATGATAAATTTTTTGGTTGTGAAGGTGATCATCAAGGATTTAATAACTTAATGGACGTTTTTTATTTAGATGAAAGAATGGGGATTTCGCCTACAAAATACAGAGTTCCTGGCCATGATGGAGATATAGGCTATGGTGGTAAGTGCATTCCTAAGGACATTAAAACAATAATTCAAGAAGCTAAGAGTATAAGCGCAGATTTAACTTTAATGGAAAATGTAGATCAGATTAATGAATCAATAAGAACAAAAAAAGACTGGCTAGAAATAAAAGGGGCGATTGAATGAAAATAACTTATTGTTTACCGGTATTTAATGAAGAAGTATTAATTTCAAAATCTATTGATAGCCTATTGGCGCAAGAAATACCAGGGGAAATATTAATTTATGATGATGGAAGTACAGATTGGACAAATGAAGTATTAAAACATTATTTGCCTATTATTAATGAACATAATGCAAAACTTGGGTGGTCTAATAATGAAGTTGGAATTTTCTTTAATAAGAAAAGAAAAGGTGCGGCATATTGCAGGAACTATTTAAATAATTTAGCTAGTGGAGAAATAATTTCAGTTTGTGACGCTGACGAATACTATAAATTTAGATGTCATGTAATTAAGGAAGCGTTTACATTGGATAAAGACTTAGATTTATTGCATTGCTCTTTACACTTAAAAGATGATGTAAATCCGCTTGCTATGTATACTCAGGAAGCCTACAGCTGGAATTTAAAAAGTAAATGCCCAATCTCACACCCGACTGTATCAATTAAGGCAGAAATAGCGAAGAAGTTTAAATATTATGAGCAAAGCATAGAAACCGATTTATATGAGTTTTATTTATTAGATATCGGGCTTTCTGGTGCAAAAATTGGCGGTTGCCAAGACCCCATAATGCTGAAATATGAAAATAAAAGTAATAGAGATATGACTAAATCAAAAGAGTTAAAACTTGAAATGTATAAAAAGTATAATATTGATATAATTTAAATATTAAAATAAAGAAGGTGATTTATGGTTAATAAATGCGGCAAAGGCGGGAAAAAGAAATAGTAATAATTGTAAAATAAAAAAAAGTAAATAAGGATTAACAATGAAAACCAAAAAAATTAAAAAAAATAAAAAAGTAAATTTAGATAGTTACGTTTATATTGAGCAAGAAATAGATAGACCATTACCAAAAGAAGCTGAATTTGTAACGGTTATGCCTGGTGAAAACAAGACTTTTACACAACCATATTTTCAGAAGTATGAAACGCCTATGGGTAATACTGGCGAAAGATATTTGGGAATGCAACAGTTTACAAGACAATTACCAAGCAAAGTAATTTATAAAATACGTCAAAAATATGCCAACAAGTACGATAAAGAAGAAAAAATAACAAAGAAAAATTTAGATGAATTAAATAAAATGATAGAACTAAAACAAAAAGAACTAGGGGAAATTAAAAGTAAAATAGAAAATTATTATTTAAAAAGTAATCAAAATAAAATAATTAGAATGTTTTTAAAGGGTAATAAATGAGATTTAATTCAACAGAAGAAGCACAAAAGTATCACATTGAAAATTATCATTCCGATGGCATTGAAAAAGAAATGTTAACAGAAAACAGCCACGACTGGAATAGGTTTACTTTTATCCGAGAGCATATTGCGAGAGATAAACCTATACTAGATGTTGGTTGTAATGGTGGAACTACATTAATTCATTTTAAAGATAAATATCAGTGTCAAGGAATTGATATTGTCCCTGAATTAGTTGAAAAAGCCAAAAAGCGTGGAATATTCGCTTCGGTCGGGAGTGCGGAAGACCTGTCTAAATTTAATAAAAACGCTTTCGGTACGGTTATTTGTACTGAGGTTTTAGAACATCTATTTGACCCTGAAATAGCGGTAAAAGAGGCTTTCAGGGTACTATCTAAAGGCGGTAATTATATTGTTACAGTCCCTTTTAACCAGAGAGAAAAGCTTGGAGATTTTCACCAGCAAAACTTCACAAAAGAATCCATTTTTAATTTACTAGCAAAATATTTTAAACCAGAAAATATTAAGATGTGGGATATTCCGTATTCAAGATGGTATAGCGTGCAAAATAAACTACCTATTGATGAAGCTCGATGGATAGGAATTGTTGCAACCAAATGATTAAATATATTTGCGATAAATGCTCTAATGAATCATTATCTAAGGAAGAAGCAAATATTAATTTTAAAATTATAAATACTGAATTTAATTTATGTTTACATTGTGGGTTAGAAATTGACATATTATTTAAAAGCTTTATAGAAAATAATAAAGAAGATTTTTCAGAAAAAACAAAACATATTTTGGAGAATCATTTTGATTAAAATTTGTTATATACCAACATTAAATACCCCTATATGCTTATGGAGAATAGAAAATTACGCTAATGAATTATTAAAGTTCCAGGATAAATGCAGGGTATATGTAGATTATTTTTATAGCCCCGATGATAATATAGCTTGGGATAGAGTTTGTTTGATGGATACCGATGACGCTAAGGTTATAAGGGAACGCTTAGACGCCGCTTTTCAGCATTTTGATATTATAGTATTCCAGAAAATACAATATGCGCCAGGAATAGAATTATTTACTAACTTAAGAAATAAATATCCTAAAACTAAATGCTTAATAGATATTGATGACGCCGTAGGGGATATCCCTCCATCACATTATTATATTGATATGATGAAAAATGAGCAAAGTTATGCGGCCTATCATATCCAAAAATCTGATTATGTTATAAGTTCCACTAAATATTTAGCGGATTCTATCGGACAATTAAATAAAAATACCTATGTTTTGCCTAATTGTATAAATGAAGATTTATGGAAAATTGACCCAATAGAAAGAGAAGAAAAAAATAAAAGAAGATTGGTTTATGTCGCTGGCGGTGGCCATGACGAAGACTTAAAGATAGCATATAGAGCAATAAAGCCGTTATTAGATGAATTACCTATTGAATTATTTGTTAGATATGGCGGCTTTAGGCCTGATTTTTTGGAAGAACATAAAAATATAAATTTTAAATCTGTAAGTTGGCATATATCGAATTATCCTCAGAAATTATATAATTTAAACGCTGATATTTTTTTAGCCCCGTTAAGAGATACAGAATTTAATCGTTGTAAATCAAACCTTAAATGGATTGAAGCCGCTTATTTGAATGTCCCGTTAATAGCTAGTAATGTTGAACCTTATAAATTAACTAAAGAAAATGGTTGTAAAATTACCTTATGCGAAAACGATAAGGATTCTTGGTATAATAATTTAAAAGATAGTGTATTTAATTGTTATAAATTAAAAGATGAATGTTTAGCCAAGTATAATATAAATAAAGAAGCTGAAAAATTAATAGACTTTTATAATTCAATTTAGGTATAATAGAAATTAAGACTAAAAACCGATCTCAGGATAGCTCTATTGGGCTATCCTTTTCTATTTTATAGGAGGAAAAAATGAAAAAGATATTAACAACCCTGGTTTTACTTTTAGTATTATCCGGCAGTTTATTTGCTTCAACCGTTTTACGGACAGGGACAAGTTATAAGGCAATAGATATTATTAGCGAAACTGTACCGACTAGCGGGTTTTTTCAATATTCTTTTTCAGGGGTAGGTGATTATTCATTAGTTGACTTCACAGATTCTACCGCTACGACTGCTAGCGTTAAATTTATGAAAAGTAATGGGACAGTAGATTCAACCGTAACGCTTACAGCAGGAACGCCTATTGTAAATAAAGCTTATAATAATATTGAAGTCCGTATAAATAACACCACAGGGGCTTCATTAGTTCTTAGCGGAACGGTTAAGGTTTATAAATCAGATAAAGTAAATATTACTGTTAGTAATGCTGATAATTCAGCAACAAACCCTATATATACTCAATTAACAGCGTCAACTGGAAGCATAGGATATGTCACGGTAAACGCTATTACCGGAGCATTACCGGCCGGAACTAACCACCTGGGAAGTGTTACGGTTAATTCGGTAACGGTTGGCCAGGTCACCGTTAATGCGATAACAAGCGAACTACCAGCTGGTACTAAGAGCATAGGGCTAGTAACTGTTAATGCGATAACCAATGAACTACCGGCCGGAACACAAACAATAGGCAAGGTGACTGTAAATTCTATCGTTGGAGAATTACCAGCAGGAACGCAGACGATTGGTAGCGTAACCGTAAACTCAATAACAAACGCATTACCAGCTGGAACTAATTCTCTTGGATATGTAACTATTAATGCAGGCTCTATTGGCACGGTTACCGTTAATTCTTTATGTGCTACCAGTATTACAATCTATAATACTACTTGCACAACTGCTGACGTAGAATATAGCCAGGCATTGCCCGCAGGCACAAAACGAATATCTTTATCCGTAATTGATGGAATTGATACTAATAATTTAAGAATTGCCTATGAAACTGGAAAAGTTGCCACACCAACATCACCTTATTATAAATTTCCACAAAATATGGAATATTCCGATTCTTTTTTAGCTCTTGATGGAAAAACTATTTATTTTGCTTCAAGTTCGGCTGGAAAAGTAGTCCAAATCATAACTTGGCAATAAAGGGGAATAAAATAATGAAAAAATTATTTATTGCTTTATTAATTTTATTTGTAAGTTCAAATATTTTTGCAGAATTAAAAATTGGGAATACTTCGAATTTTGCCAAAAAAAATGTAGATAATAGCTTTACCGCTACCCAAACAATTAGCCAGCCAATTATCAGCACGATAGCAACCGGAACAGCCCCTTTTTCAGTTGCTTCAAACACTAAAGTTACAAGTTTAAATGTTGGTTATGTAAGCGATTATCATTTTGATTTGTCATCTCCAACCGCAGATCAACTATTGGTTTATAATGGCACAAGCTTTGTTAACCGAACAATTCCAAATGCAGTGGCCGGGGCTGGAGTTTTCTTTTATTTAGATGACACAGCAAGCGGAGTTGTAACTTTTAATAGCTTGCTTCCAACGCCAGACGTAGCAACCGCTGAAGAAACGGACAGCGCAACTTGCAATTCAACCGTATCTAATGAATATGGCGGCTATATATCTACTGCCATTACTAGGTCATCGATTGAAGCCGGAGAATGGGAATTCACTTTATGGGCTTATGTTGATAGCAATGTTGGAGTTTCTAAATGGAAAATTGATACTTATAAAAGGTCAAGCGTTGGCGTAGAAACTTTATTATTCACCGAATATTCGCCGGAAATTAATGCTATTACTACAGTTAATGAATACATTATAGCTTCAACTCAGCCGGAATATGATTTCGATTCTGGGGATATGTTGCTAGTAAAATTAACGGCAACAACAGATGGTGTTTCTACCAGGACGCTTTATTTTACTCATAATGGGAGTAAACACTATTCTTTTTTAAAAACCCCTTTATCTCTTCAGCATAATTCTTTGCCAGGGTTGAATAACTCGCCTTATTTTCACAGTGACCAGGCAATACTTCAGGCTTCCAGTGTTACTTTCGCAAATATTAATAGCGGTGGAACTATTACCGGCTCAGTTTTGGCGGCAACTACTTTAAACGCCACTTCAATATCCGGAACTTTATCTACCGCTTCGCAACCAAATATTACGACAGTCGGATCACTTGGCGATTTGAACGTTGTAGGAACAGTTACCGCCAATAAATTTGCTGATGGTACAATAGAAATAACAGGGGGAAGTATTAGCGGGGCTTCAACTTTAGGCGTTGGTGAAATTACAAGCGCAACCACAAATTCAACAGCGGTTATTCAATTAAATAGTACCGACATTAATACCGCAGGCACACTTTCCAATGTGGCGTACGAAAATCAAATAAATAGTTTTACGGCTACTCAGACCATAACAAATGGGGGAAGCAACACAAATTCGTATAAACTAACACTAGACGCAAATAATGG